ATTCAAGCAATCGGTGAGCTTGTGCTCGCCGCAGACAAGGAGATTTATGCTAACCGATAAACCATCAACAGAAACACGCGGAGGCATGCGTGAGAACTCTTCTGGCCTGTACCGTCACAAGAAGATGCATAAGCACACATGTGAGTGGTGCGGCAAGAAGTTTGAGACCATGCAAAAGGTAGGCAAGTTCTGTTGCGATGCGCACAAGTTGAAGGCGCACCGTGTATTGATTGCCATGAAGAATCGTAAACGCCTGACGGACTTAGCTCGCAAGGGCAAGAACTTCAGGCTTCACTTTGGTGACCCATCAGAAGTAAGGAGAAAAAGATGATTGATCGTGCGGATGAAGACCGATTGAACCCTCGTGCACCGTTCAACCAGCCGGATGAAGACGTTGAGCTTGAGCAGTTTGTTGTGACCGTAGAGTTCTTTGTGAAGTCAACGGATCATGAGACTGCATGTAACGAAGTTGAGTTCGCGCTGAACAAGAGCAACGTGAACGACTTCTTTGAACCATGGCAGATAGGAGACGTTGAGCAGATCTAGTCATCAGGCAGGTCTTCGATCTCTTCGTACTCTGCGTCCTCGTAGTCTTCTGCCTGGGCCACTTGTTCGTACAGGTGAGGCGCAAGTTGGTTGTTATCAATGAGCGCCTGCAGCCGGGCTTCGACTTCTGCTTTGTCCATCTGGTCGATGCGCCCGTGCTTGATCTCTTTCTTGTCAACGAGCAGACCTGCAAGTTTTGCTCTGCCCATCTCCGCGGTGACGGCTGCACCATACGATCCGTCTTCCATGGCAGCGTTACGAATCTCGAGCAGGTCACGAGCAACCTTCTCGTAAGTGATCTCAAATTTCTTTTGCTCGCCTTCCTGGAGCTCCCGAATTTTTTCTTGAATGTGTGCGTACCTGGGGTCATTCAACAAAGAAGCCGCAACTTGTGCTGGGTGTGAGTACCCTGCTCTGTGCGCGCACTCTGTGTTTGTCAGATCGTTGTACACATACAGCTGCACAAACTTCTGTTGCTTCTTGGTCAGCGGCCTAGTTTTGAACTGAGCAATCGCGTACCGCTTAGGGTTCGCAAGGATGTCCTCATCAGGTTCAATTGCGCTGCTTGTGCTCTCACTCATGTCTGTTTTTCTCATGCTTCAAAAAATTTTTTTTGCTTTTCCCAATCCTAATTCTAAAGGGGGAGAAGGGGTATCCCGAAGGGGAGATATTTAATATATCTCTCCCCCTCTTTAGAGGTGACCCTATGACCCTATGACCCACCCTTATAAATCAATGACTTAGGTGGGGGTAGGGTCAAGGGTCACGCAGGGTCACGCTGACCCTATGACCCACCGTGACCCTACTATATAAATCAACGACTTACGGACTTATCCACAGGGGTAGGGTCAAAATGAAAAACACCCCGTGACCCTACGCTTTTTGCCAAAAGTAGGGCCATACCCAACCTAGAATTTACTTTAACTTTCGCTCCTAAGTTCACTTTGACCCCTCCCTGTTTGACCCATCAACATCCCTGTTTGACCTATGAATTTCCCTGTCACTTGCCCTGCATCTGATGCAGTAATACTGCCCGTTCCAAGCGATGTCTGGGATGTCCTCGCAGGCGCATCCGATCACCTGTTTGAGGTTTGCCAGAGCCACAGAGGTGGGGTCCAGGGGCACATCTTCCCACTCGTATTCCACTCTTAGCTCCACGGCTGCACGCCCATTGACTGCTCTATGATGGGCCGACAATAGCTGTTGCTGTTGAGGTATCCCAGAGTCAGCGCCTGTCGTATGCCGTCATCTGTGAGTTCGATATCAATCTGCGTAACCATACCTGCGAAGCTTTCATCCCAGTTTGTTTCCGCCTGGGACACCACCTCTGCACTGAGCGTGTCATCCTGTTCCAGATCCGCATCGATGTTCTCCGACAACCATGCCTTCAGCTTCTCCAAGTCTTCTTCTGAGTCTGCGTACACAATCCCGTACTTACCTCCCGTGTTCACTTGATATATCTGCATACCTATTCCTCTTCTTCTTTCTTCGCTAATTCTTTCGCCAGCTTCCTGATCTCTGAGTTGTTCTTGCTGATCGCTTTGACCAGCAGCTGCAGAGATTCTGACATGTCTTTGTTCGCTTGCTCCAACCCAGCTAAGGTTTTGAGTGAGCCGACTGCTTCTTCTACCGTGTCATCATCCACGTTCATTTCAATTGTTACCTTTGCCATCGACTCTCTCTTCAACTATTATCCGCTTGTGAGGTATTCCTTGTCCTCACACGCATAGCTTCCGCCTTTTGCTTTGGAGGACGCTTGCCCCGGCCACCTACCCCCGTAGTTCCGTGGGTGGCTGGGGTTCCTACTAGGTCACACCCCTAACCACTTGTACCACCGCGTACCGTTCTTCACATCGATGAGTATGTACCTTTGTCTCACGTTGTACACTGTTTGCACGGGCACACCTGCCTCTTTGGCGATGTTCTTTACGGGCAGTCCCATCTCATTCAACCCAAGGATCTGCATGATCACGGTGTCCTGCAGCTTCTCCCGCTTCTCTGATGGGAGCTTGGGCTTTGGCTTCTTGGGTTTCTTTTCCCACGCCTGCTGTGCTCTGATTGCGGCAAGTAATGTGCTCATACTGGGTATGTCCTGCCGCTGTTCAGAACATCAATCTCGTCCTGATGACAAGCCCAGAAGATGTCATCGCTAAATCTAAAGTCTGCAGGAACATCCGCTACTTCAAAGCGCAAGCTTGGGTATTTTTCCTCCATGTGTTCTTTGATCTGCACGGCAAACTCTTCTTCTGTATATACTCCATCCATAAATGGCGTGCCGACAAACCGAACAATCCATCCGACTTGAGTTTCTTTCATCATTCAACCTCCCAAGGTCGTGTCATTTCATTTGATTCTAGGTAGTGCCACACCGCCTGTCCGGGCACGGCATGTGTCTTGACTATGTGGCCTTTGTACTTTTGCACATAGCTCACGGCTTTTTGCGCTGCCTTGTTGCCGCTGCTCATCTTAGCCCTGCTCAAAGCTTCTTGAGCCAACAACTCTAACTCTTTTCTCTTGTAAAACTTCGTGCTGCTCATTGCGTTCACCACCACATCGGCGATAAGTACTTCATCTTCTTCGCTCAGTTGCGGCCTAGTGTTGCGCTGTGTGAACTCATTGACTTCCCACAATCCTTTATCAAAGTCGAAGTTAGCCAGGTGCTCTTTGGGTTCTTGTGCGTTGCGCGCCTCGTAGAAGATAGACACATCAGGTTTCTGACCACTGAGCTTGATGCCAGAATCGAACCACCCTGCGAACACCGAGCCACCTCGAGCCGACATGAATGACTTATCATCTGCCCGTTCTTTACCTGTATGGTGGGCGAGGATCACGGCAACGTCGTTCAACTCCATGAGCATATCGACTCTGTCCATGAGCTTGCGTATCTCTGTGTTGGAGTTCTCTTCACCATCAAAGAAGTTAATGATGGGGTCGATCATGACGATGTCTGGTTTGTGGAATGCAATCTCATCGCTGAACGCCTGGATGTCTTGATCTTTCATCAGGTTCTTGCGTAGCCTGCCGCTGATGATCAGGTTGCTGTGGCCCAATCGTCTGAGGTCATCGTCTGCTGCGAACCGCTTGTAGTACGTTTCGATACGGCGCTTCAAGAACTCTGCGATGATCTCTGCTTGGAACCACATCACCTTGAGTGGGCGACTGAACGGCACATCCATGAAGTCGGTGCCTGTTGTTGCACCTGCGGCGAATGCACCCAGCCAGTTTGATTTACCTATCTTGGGTTTACCGAGCAGCAACACTCTGCTCTTCTGGAATATGAATGCATCACCCCAGTACTGGTCGATGCCATCGTCGTTCATTTCATGCCATTCATCGGCGCTGAACGGTTGCAGTCCGAGCGGGCCTTGTTCTTGTTTCTCTTCGCCTTCTCGCTTCAGTTCATCTAGTGGATCTTCTTGTGACTGAATCTCTTTGAGATCTTCATTGATGTCTGTCTGCCACTTGGATGTCTGCCACTGCATGACACCTGCATCGACATCATCGGGGTGCCGCTTGATGTGACCACCTACAATACTGATGGTGGTGCGCGTGACTTCGATCAAGTCCATGGGCGGGAAGCAGGTCTGATTCCAATCCTGCGCTTTGATCATGACCTCGCGCATACCCCAGCCTTCTTTCACCCACTTGCCGACTAAGCGCGCCAGGGTATCGTTACGACTGCCCTCTTGCTTGGGATCTTCGGTCAGCTTCTCGCGTATGGTCTCGACCTTGCCACCGTTGTTGTACATGTGGACTTTTTGCAGGTCGTCTTGCAGAAGGACGGGCAGATCTTCCATGCTGGACATGGGATAGTTCTGATCAAACTCAATGTTGTACCCGTGGCTGGGTGCCACCATGATGTACCCGCCATCACCACGGATGTCGATCTTGTTGAGGCCCACACTGTTGCGGATCAGTTCGCTGCTCAGCGAATAGAAGTAATGCACACCACCGCGGGGTGATGTTTGTTTGAGTGGGGTACGGCTGATGTTGCCCTGCTCTACCCACTCGACGGCTTCTTCTTTATCAACATCGACCACGGCAAACGTGATGCCAGTGATCGCTGCCCAGTTTGCAGACGGGTATTGGTTGTGCCACTGCTGTATCTCTTCGCGTGACGGTTGAATCTTTTGGTAGTGCTGCCACTTGACTCGTGGTGTCTTGGCCCACTTGGCCTTCAGTGCATCCTCTGTATCGAATGGATGCCGGGTGCTGAAGTATTGCGGCACCGCCTCGGTGGGTGAGCCACATGGGATAATGTGCATCCCGTTTTCCCACATGTCGTGCAGGAGTTCTAGCTTGGCTTCGGGCGCGAGTTCAGAGCCGTTAACCCCTGATGGTAGGAAGGATGGCATCATCAAATAATCCGTTTCACTATCCTGTTTTTGTTTTCATCTGTACCAGATCGTACTTTCATACCCAGAGACTTCGCCGCCACTCTGATTGAGTGATAGACGTAACCCTTGGGGTCTTCTGCCTGGGTCAACACAAAGCTGTCCCCAATCTCCATGTCCTTCAAAAGCGTTTGCCATTTACCTGCACCCTTGGTGGGGTGAGGCGGCAGCTCGAGGTTCTTTTCAATTGTTTTCATAGCCGTTGTTTGTATTGGAAAGTCGCATTCTCTATGACCTTTATTCAGGGTGCAACCAAAAAGTGAAAAAAATTGTTGCAAGCTATTGTGACATCCAGTAACGTCCATAGCCGTAGAGAGAAGAAGTGAGATTGGAATGGAAGAGCGGATTAAGAATCTAGCTTTGCAACTGCATGGCGCGAAAGAAAAGAAGCAAGAGGTTGAGCGACATATCAAGTCGGTTGAACGCGAGCTCCTGGACCAGAAAGAAGTGAGTCAACTTCTACTCCCCCTGAACAATGAGGGCGGCGAAAGAACCCAAGACGGCATAACTGTTGAGATCAAGCGTGAACACGTTTGGGATCAGTTTTTGTTGGATGAGATTCTGGAGTCAATGCCACGAGAACAGTGGCCCTCGTTTGTAACCCAAGTTACGAATTACAAGGTAGACATGCGCGGCTTTACTGCGTGGGCCATGGCTCACCCAGAGGAAGCTGGGCGTTGGCATGCCTGTCATTCGATCAAGCTTGGCAAAGAGCGGGTCAAGTCAATTGACCCAGATAAACTTAACCAACCAGAAGAGGAGGTGTGACCTTGAGTTTACTAAACCAAGTAACCACCCATCGGGAGATCAATCCTGATGTCGCCATGCCCCCTGTACGGATGAACATCCAAGGTACAGATGGTATTGGTAAGTCCACGTTTGGAGCGAGTGCTCCAGATTCAATCTTCATTCAAGCAGAGGACGGCCTGTCGTTCATCAACGCTGCACGGTTTCCCCAGGCCAACACCTGGGAAGAGATCATGGAGCAGGTGAGGACGCTGGCCATGGAAGAGCATGCGTACAAGACAGTAGTCTTGGATACGACGGATGCTGCAGCCAAGCTTGGTGAGGCGAATGTCTGTGAGAAGAACGGTTGGTCATCAGCGGCAGACCCCAAAGCAGGATACGGTGCGTTTTACGTTGCCGAAGAGAACGCTTGGTTGAACCTGTTGAATGGCCTGAACGTTTGTTTCCAGCAGCGTGGCATGAATGTGATTCTGTTGAGTCACGTTGCATCGAAGGCGTACAAGGATCCAGAACTGGAACCTTATGATCGCTGGGAGATGCGCTGCAACAAGAAGGTGAATGCCCTTATCAAGGATTGGGTTGACTTCAACTTGTTTGCGAACTACGAAACCACCCTGATCAAGGATGGCGCGAAGGCGCGTGGTGTGAGCTATGGCAACCGAGGTTTGTTTACCAAGTTTGCTGCGGCGTATGACGCGAAGTCTCGTTTAGATCTTCCATCGAAGATCGATTTCTCTTGGCAATCTTTTGCAGATGCTTATGGCGCTGCTCTAGGGCTGCCAGCAAACAATAACGAAGCCGCATAGGAGGAACCATGGGCTTATTAGATCAAGGTATCGATGTCAGTAACATCGATGAGTCAGGAGGCGGGGTATCAGAACCCATGCCAGCTGGCGAGTACACCCTAGCCGCGGCCGTGTACAGCGAGGAAACTTCAAAAGCAGGTAATCCCTACCTGAAGGTGGAGTACAACGTTGTTGGGCCTAGCTATGCGGGTCGTAAGATCTGGGAGAACTTCACGCTGACTCACCCTGTAGGGCTGGGGCGTTTGAAGTCTTTCGTTCAGGCGACGGGTGGTGATGCCACGCAGACCGTCAACACTGACATGATGCGCACCGCTATGGGCAAGCAGTTCACTGCACAGGTGGCGATCGAAGAAGGCAACAATGGTTATGCACCAAAGAACAAGATCTCTTCCTTCAAGGGTGGATCTGTTTCTGCGGCCGCACAACCACAAGCGCCACAACAGGCACAGGCAACCCCTGCGCCAGGCTTGAACACCGCCAATGTAGATTGGAACGGTTGATGACTAGGTCAGGGCCTTGATCAGCCCCCGTAGCACGTTCCCGTCCGTGCCTGACCGAAGGCGGGACTAATAAGACCGTGGCTTGGTTACCGACTCCAAGTGCATCTTTTCGCATCGGTAATCAAGTCGTAGGAACCCTTTCCCGTCAGGGTGGTCGAAGGCGGGACTTTAATGGAAGTTATTTATGAGCAGTGCAAAAGATATTTTTATAGTCCCAAAGGACTATGTTTTTCGCCCACTTGGTTGGAGACAAAGCACCATAGTGGTCGATGGAAAAACTATTTACCTGTCATTTAACACCGTCAAGGTGGTCGAAGGCGGGACTAATAAACCCCAAAGCAAGGAGTAGAAATGGAACTACATTCTGAAAAGACATTGCGCTTTGCGCGCACCGCGTTGAAAAACCACATTTCAGCACTAGCTGTTGAAAAAGGTATAAAAGAATCTGCGGCTCGAGCAACGATTGCAAAATCAATTGGCGTTGATCCAAGTTCGGTTCGACAATTTTGTAAGCGCGAGATCCGTAAGCCAGTTTTAAAAACCATGCAAAAATATGTGGATTGGCTGGCAGCTAACCCTGAAAAGGTTGAAAAGCCATCGCTTAGCTCTATTGATAAGTTCACCGTGACGATGAGCAAAAATCAATTTACGCTGTTGATGGACATACTTCAGCGTGATTTAAGCGACATAGATCATGTCATGCGAATATCAGAAAACGATCCTGCGTTTCACGGTTATCCAAGCGTAGTGTTGTTACAAGGCTGTTCTTCAATTCAGTCTCTTTATAACGACCTAAAGCGCCAAACTGGCACAAGCTGGGACTTTGACGTTGCAACTCAGAAGCTGTTCATGTCTGAAGAGGGTACGTTGTGAAAGAAACCGAAACCATTTACACCGACATCCCACTGCCAAAGCAGCGGCGTGGCAGGGTTTCCAAGTGGGAAAAGTTCAAGTCGATGGAAGTTGGTCAGTGCGTGTTCGTGAACAATCGCATCGATGCCAACGCCTTGAAGGTCTACTTGGAGAGGGCTGGGCTGACCGTGGTCACGCGCAAAGTGGATGACCAGATTGGGATCTGGAGAGTGGCGGATGAGTGAATCGCCAGACATGGTCAATCGCCCTGGACACTACACCAAAGACGGTGGCATAGAGTGTATCGATGGAATCAAAGCGTCGATGTCCTCTGCCGCCTTCAAGGGGTATCTTAAAGGTAACGTCATGAAGTACATCTGGCGTTACGAAAACAAGAACAAGTTGGAAGACTTGCAAAA